TAATTAGATAATATTGACTTTTTAGTCAAAATGCGGTATAATGAAAATATTAAGAGGCATACTCTTGTGCTGGATAGCACTAGGGCGATGCCTCTTTTATTATTTCTTAATAATTTTGTCACCAAGTATTACGTAAAATTCAAGATTTCTTATCGAGGTTTCGAATTGGGCTTTTTTAATAATCTTTTCCTCTGTCTCGAATAGCTCTTTCAAATCAAAGACAGCAATACCGCCTTCTCCAGTTTGTTTAGCTACCTTAGAACTGGCTTTCTCGATAGCTCGCAATGAACTCACGCTCTTAATATCAGCTTTTATTCCATTAATCATTAGGTCTGGTGTCTTCACCCCATTAGGCTTCTCGACGCGTCGTAAAGAATATACTTTTGCATCAAGGCTATGTGATAGAATTTTAGCAACCTCTTTTTCTCGTTTATTCAGGGGTTCATTTCTATCAAAACTAAAATCTTTCCAGCCTTTACCATAAACCTCATTAAATTTCTCGGCTGGTAATTCTTCAATCTCAACACTCCGCCAAGGTTCATTATTATTTTCTTCAATCCCAAACTTCTCCACGCAAGAACAGTTTGGGTGAGCACCAGCCGTGTCGATATCAGCATAATCATTAACACGGATTTTCGATTTACCAATCAAAATTCCGCCCTTTTTAACATAGCTTTCAGTTACATTAACTCGCCTGCCATTCATTCCGCGGCAATATTTGCACGGGTTAGCGCTCACCACCACCCACTCTTTATAAATCTGCACGCCAGATTCATTCTGAATTTGCACGCCAGCCTCCACGCCAGCCAGGCCGTGTGCTCGGTGTGTTTCAGTGCGAGCTATTCGCTGAATTCGCCATTCTTCGGTTTTTGTTATATCTCGCAAGCTACGAGCTAACTGTTCCTTATTCCAGTCTTCTATTTCTGCTTGAGCAACTCTATTCGCAATCGACTTGGCCGTATCTTCACTAAAACTCTTGGTAAAGTCAGTTATCATTTTGTCATAATGCTTTTTCAGCTTGTCAGAAAGCTTGAATTCGGTTAGATCATCAGTCGATATATTGTTTTGCTTTAATATTGAAACAAAATCGCTCCAAGCCACCACGCCACGAGTTACTAGCACGCTCAGCAATATCACCTTTATTCTTTGCTTGAACTTCTCACGATCTTTATCGCCAAGGTTAAAATCTTCAAAATCACTATCAATAGCTCGCTCAATCTGTTCATTAGTCATATCACGAAAGACAGTTTCTAGTGCATTCTGGTCTTTATCTTTTTGTTTTTCGTTTTTTGTTTTCCTATCAGCTTTTAAACAGTGATGATCTCCGCACTCATTACAGATATGCACACTTTTTGCGTTTAAATCTTCTGGCGATTCTTCAACTTCGCCACCGTCATCAACTTCAGGCTTGTCATTCTCAATTTTTAGTGGAGTTTCACCCATTTTAAGCGTTTTATAGCCATTCGAGAGTTCAAATGCATCAACTATGCTATCTAATGAATAGCCCATTTCTAAGCCAGTCTTAATCAAAGCTAGTTCAGCCGCTTTACGCTCAGCTTCAATCTTTTCTTCTTCGGCCACACCAGGAATATCAAGGTCAAAAGTTATCGCAAAGCCCAATCCACCCGTAATTCGGTTTAGTTGATGTGTAAACTCACTCCAAATTCGTGTTGCGAAAGGCCTGATCGTATATTTAATAAAAATCTGTTCATCCACTCGCACACTGGCGTAAGTGTTGTTATCGTTTACGCCTCGAACACTTGCAGGCACACCATAAATACTGTCAATTTTCTTATTTGCTTGGTCAAACAAGCTTTTTAAGTCGAGATTTTTATTACTCTCAGCAAACGGCACCCATTCGATTTGAGCATTAACTGGCTTGCCTGTTGCACTTTCAATTGGGCGATGAACATAAACCACATTATTATTACTGCCACTGCCACGATGTCGTGCTTGTAGATTATCAACAATTTTATTATATTCTTCAACACTTACAGCGGTAATAATAAACTGTCCAGCTGGCACAGCACCATTTTCAAAATAACCAGCTTGATAACTTGCAATGTAATCATCAATGGATGCCCATTTTCGAGCAGCATCAGTCGGGCTATAACCTCCGCTCAAATCATATGGATTAACCCCACTTCGAAGTTCAATAATTTCATAATCAAAATACTCATTAGAACCAACTCGATAGCGTTTTTCATCACCAACATAATATTCAGTTACTCCTTCAAGAATAGTAAATCCTGCTATATTTTCAGGAGTAATCTTTTGTCCAGTTGTTGGAGCGCCCTGTTCATTATAGCTCCAAACCAGAATATAAACTTTAGGAAAAACCAAACTTAGGAGTGCTAAAGCTTCACGAAAAGTTGCACCGCTCATCTGTTGGTTCGGGTGATATATTTTATTCATCACCACAGAATCTTGAATAGTTTTACCGTTATTATCTATTGCATATGGCCTAATTGTCATAAATTCATTCACAATTCGTGAAATAGACGGGTATGAGTTATCATATGATAGCCCTTTATAAAATGTATGCGCACCTAACATTGATTTTGGCCGATTAAAAGCGTAGTGCGAGGCGCTCTTCTTTTTCATATTACCGCCGACCAAACGGCTAAAAAAATCTCTAAACATATTTAAACTATAAGTTCAAATAGTCGAGTAATGCTACACTATCTCACACCAGCATAAACAATAGGCTTAGGTTTTGGCGGCGTATAATAACAAAGGATGCAAGCATCAGCCAAGTCAGGGCTTCGATTTCCACGTTTCTTATAATCTCCCTTACCTTCCACCACACGCTTGCCTTTTTTATCCATACTCCAAGTTCTAGTTGTCAATTCTTGGAGCAAATCGGTATTATTCGGTAGTTGCATTTCATCAATCATGCTTTGTAAATGAAACCACGCTTCGCTAATCCAGTTCGGGTATTTATCATCATTTACCGCCTTTTGAGCAAAGTTAATACCTTGAACATTGTAATTTTTAGCTAGCAATTGGTCAGTCACACCACCACCAACTCCCGTGTCGTCAATTTTGATTAGTACTTCCTTATTTAATTGAGCGAACTGCTCTATTTTTTCCACAAGTTCATTAGTCCTGAGTTTTTCATAAACCTTAAAGTCAATTGTCTTTAGGCCCTTGCGTTTCCATAACACAGAGCGGTCATCACCAAGCCGTGCAACATCAACGCCTATTTGAATTTCGCCGTCATCTTCTATCTCTCGATCCATAGCGTTTAAAACTCGATCACGGCTCAAAATAGCATTTTCGATTTGCGAAAGTGGCTCACCAAGCCAAGTGTGAGCGAACTCTTGCGGGTTATTTTTCTTGTCATTCTCCATTTCAATTCGCATCACATCTGGGAAAAGCCCGTTCTTTTCTAATACATCATAATTTACCTTAATCGCATAAGTGTTATCTGGCTTTTTCATCACATATTCAACATAGACTGGGTCACGTTCTGTGTCTCGGTTAAAGGTAAAAATAAGCCTCGAGTTATCTTTACGCACAGTGTTTTTGAGCAGCGTAATAGAGCGCTTAGTGACCGTGCTCGCCTCTTCAACCCAAGCTTCATCGATATTTGGAATAGACTTCAAGCTTTCAACATTATCGTGCAAGCCCTTAAAAATCCACTCACTTTCAGTTCTTTTATGTTTTATAGAATCATTAGTAATTATAAATTCAGTTTCAAAGCCATAATCAAAAATAATAGCTTTAACTAAAGCGTGCGTTGAGTCTTTAATTGAGTTCTGAAATTCTCGACAGTTTAAAAACTTCAATCTCTTTTCTCTCGCTCTTAAAACTTGAGAAAGTGCGACATCGTGGCTTTTTCCGCTCGATCGCCCACCATAAAAAACAAGGTTTCGCCATTTATTTTCTTCGAACAGTGGCTTAAATTCAATCGGAATTTTAACTTTCTTTCGGATTATCTCCATTAACAAACTCCAATGTTGCAACGGTTAGCGTTTCACCATTCGACACTATATCTTGCTTTTCGCTAAACTCTGTTGTAGTCTTCGCAATAAATTTAGCCGTATCTTGCGCTATCTTTTCATCTTCACTATCCAAGCTCTTATCTAGCACTTTTTTAGCCTTACGAACGAGCTTATCTTTCGTCACCCCTTTTCCCCCAATTTCCAACACAATATCTTTAATCCAATTAAGGTTCTTTACTGTAATATTCCTAGAATATTTGTCAGAAAATCCAGCCTTTAAAGCGCTTTGTCTAGCGTTTCCGTATGTCGGAGAATCAGGCAAGTAATAAAACATCGCAAATTTAATTTGCTGTGGTGTAAATTCTTTCTCTTTAGCTTTCTGTTTAGATTTTGTCATATCTGATCTTTCTAAGTATATCTTGTTTTTCCTTTTCTGAATAATAATCAGTCGTAAGTCTTCTTGTCCAAGTTCCTTTTTCTGAAATAAAATTTATTTCTTGGCTATTAGATTTTGGTTGTGGTATTTTAGTTCCCATAGCGTAGCTTACGCCATATTTTAACCCAGCATCTAGTAAACGTTTAACTGTTAAGTGCTTCTTGCGCTTAGCTATTTCAGAAAATGGTTTGAAATTTTTAGTGTAATAGCCTTTCGGAGCAAACCAGCGATGAAAAACTAAAATTCCCATTTGACTCTTAACATAAATTGAATGCTTATCGTAAAAAACAACTATTGAATCATCTTCTAGTTTACGAATTAGTATTTTTGAACTAAAATTAGGATTAGCCACCTTCAACCTTTCCGTGCCAAAAGAAAAAGCACCGTTATCTAAAAATGCTGATAACGATGCCCTAATACTTTTATTATATCATATTTTTAACAAAAGCACAATAGAAAACCACTCATAATGAGTGATTTATTCTACGGCTTTGATCCAGCCGTCTTTGAAAGGACTTAGCTGAATATTATTTGGAAGGAACTTGTAGTGTTGTTCT